TCTCCACCTGACTGCGCAGGATCCTCTGCCAGAGTGTGTGGGCATCCATGGTCTTGGTGGCTTTCCCTTCTTTCTCGTAGCGTTCATAGGCTTCCTTGAAGGCATCTCCGTAGAGGTCCGGGAGATCCTTTGTGTCATCTGGCGAAAACAGAGACCACTTGCCACCCTCCTGGACCCTTTGCATGAACAAGTCTGGAATCCACAGAGCCGAGAAGAGATCTCTGCACCTTGCTTCTTCGTCTCCCTGGTTGAGCCTCAGATCCATGAACGCCTCGATGTCCGAGTGCCAGGGTTCGATGTAGACGGCGATGGAACCCTTCCTCCTCCCAGCCTGGTTGACGTAGCGAGCGGTGGCATTGAATACCCTTAGCATCGGAATGATACCGCTGGATGTTCCGTTGGTCCCCTTGATGTGCGATCCGTCACCGCGGACATTGTGGATGTGCATACCAATTCCACCCGCCCACTTGCTGATCTTTGCACACTCATGCGCCGTCTGGTAGATCCCGTCAATGGAGTCGTCCTTCATCGCCACCAAGAAGCAGCTGGACATCTGAGGCTTTGGCGTTCCGGCATTGAAAAGGGTTGGTGTTGCGTGCGTGAAGTAACCCTGTGACATGAGATCGTAGGTCTCCTTTGCTTTGTCCCAGTCATCTCCGTGGATCCCCAGCGACACTCGCATCCACAGATACTGGGGACTTTCCATGAGTTTTCCTTCTAGCCTCTGGAGGTAGGACTTCTCGAGGGTCTTGAGACCGAAAAAGTTGATCTGCATGTCCCTGGCGTGGATGATGGCTTCATTGACGGTGGATCTTCCGATGGTCTCGATAGAGTTCCAAAGGTCTTCGCTGATAATCCCGGCTTCCCCAAGTTTCCACATGGCATCCGAGAAGGTCATGGGGATCTGCTTTCGGATGCTGCTTGCGATCACCCTAGCTGCAAGGTCTTCATACTCTGTCTGGATGGTGGACATACCGACTGCCGTTTCTGCGACAAGGGCATCAATCTCGGTGGAACGAATTCCGTCATACAAGCTATCGATGACTTTTTGACTAATAAGTTCCACATCGATTGCCTTTTTCATTTCTGTAGTCATCAGGTTCTTGAGACGTTGCGTAATCTTATCGAACTTCATGACAACAAATGATCCATCGCGCTTCTGGATCTTCATTTCTAATACTAGGGTTGAAATGTTTAAGTTGGGTTTTCACGGGCGCTGAATAGAATACTGATACACCTTGGTAACCGGGTCACTTGAGCGCACGGCGGTTCCTCCTGGTGCCCTGGCGATCATCTGCGTGGGGCGGTTGGTGTAAGTATTGCACATAAACTTGGTATCCGGGGTCACGTGACTGGCCGCGAACTGGGCGGGACCTGTCACCGGCTTGACGAAGACAAACGGGTTGTGATCAATCACGAGGGGTTGCATATCAGGAAAACAGGCGGGCATCCTTTACTTATCAGTAGCAAATAATTTTTCATATATGCCTGTGCCTGAACCATAATATTTGTCCGTCCCGTGAATTCCCACGGCGGTGTCAATATCGCCGAGACTCTCGATTGCAAATTTGTAGCAGATGTTCATGTTGGGCAGATTGAATGTCTTCTGGCGTCTCATGCACTTGGTGAATGCCACGTCCTCTGGGAGTTTCTTCTCATCTTCGGTAAATGTTTCACACGCCTTTATCATTGCGTCTTTCTTCCTTAGTGAAAGACCGCCATTCATGATGAATTCCGATTCACTTAGAGTTCCACAAAGAGGTCCCACGTAGTCCCATTCTAACATGTCGTCACTGGGCTCCCTTAACAACAAGCAGTCCATTTGAAATATGAGGATGTGTTGTTCGCGAAACTTTTTCCAGAACGACGAATCCATGAGAAGATAGTTGTACATTGCGATGTTCATTACTTCCACGTCCAATACGATCGGTATAAATGTTCCACCAACCTGTTCCTTGATGAAGTTGATAACTTTCATGGGTCCCACGACATACAGATTCCAATCGGGGAGTCTGTCTATGGCGTTTCTTACGACCAGGGGAAGCCAATAGCCACACCGCGTCTCCACTATAACCATAGCCTTAGAGCCATGGTGGTTATAGGAAGCTTGAATATCACTGCGATCCACATACTTGTTTAGGAACTTTCCACAGTTGTATTCCATACTACTAGACTAAATGATTTTTACTTTTGTGATTTTACTCGGAGTCATCAAAGCTCTCGTCGTCCTCCTCATCCTTCTCGTCATCAACAAAGGCATACTCGGTGAGCTTCTGCGATGGCGTGACTCTCAGTTGCTGAAGACGAGCCGTGACACCGAACTTGGTTCCCACAAACCAGATACCTGAGATGTGGATGATTGCAGTAACGTATTGTCCTTTCTCGAGATTTTTGAGATCAAAGACCTCGCGATTCGTATCAAAGACCATTGGGACAAATGATCCATCAGTATTTGTGAGCACCTTGGTCTTGAAGATGGGAGCATACTTCTCATCAGAAGGAGGCTTGAAGAGGGCAGTGTAGAGTGCCTCGCGGACCACGGTCTCATTCATAGACTTGCCGAGGTAGGTCTCAGAATTCTCTACGACCTTCTTCACCACCATGTCGTCAAACTTCTTGAGAAAGTCCGTGAAAAGTGGATCATCTACGGTCATAGGAAGATTGTAAGAAGTCTTGCCTTCATACTCCTGAATACCGAGACCGAATGGAGCCTTCATCTTGGGAAGTTGAAGGTAAAGCTTTGAACCCCCAGCACCGCTGAGATAGATAGTCTTGCCGCTGTTGTTGGCATTCTTGCGGATGTCCCCAAAGGTAACATCAGAGAGAGAGATATCAGAGAACTTCATAGCACGAGGAGTAGACATGTTTGTTTTTCGTACTTACCTTTGGTTTCATTTCTTTAACACGCTTTTTTTTGTAGCCAATATGTAAAGATGATGTCTCCCACTATGATGGCTGTTATCCTGGTGGGTCTCGTTGCGTTCTTCTTCTGGCGTCGGACCCAGGAGGGTCTCCGTCCGGAGTTCACCCCAAGGTGCAAGCAACTTTTGTCCATCCCGGTCGCTCGCATCTTCCCGGACGCTATGATCCCAGAGCGTAAGGAGGATGCTCTTGCGAAGTTCGGTATGTTAAAGGATAAGTTGGACGAACAGGCTCTCAAAGGGAACAAGCTCGCCACCGAGTGTCGTCTCATTGTGGATAACCTCATGAAGCAGCTCCGTGACGATAACATGGAAGGTTTCTCAGATGCCCTGAAAAAACTTCTCATGTAAGAGTAAATGTTCGATATGCTTCTTCGTGACCCCAAGGTGATGGCTTCTATCCAGGCCGCCCTCCTCTTCCTCATCGTGGCCAACCCCGCGACCTACCGTCTGGTTCAGATGATCTTCGGTGGTCTCTTCAAGGTTGCCAACTCCGCCACCGGATGCCCGTCCGCAATGGGCCTGCTTCTGCACGCCGTGGTCTTCGGTCTGCTTTCTTACGTGCTGATGATGCTCAAGCGCCCGGCCATGGTCGTGGTCGCCGAGGATGCCGAGAAGGCTGGCGAGATGGTCATGGACGCCGCCGAGGGCGTCGCCGTGGATGTCGTCAAGGCCGAGAAGGCGATCGCCGAGGAGGTGATGAAGCGCGAGGGCTTCATGATGCGCCGTCGCCGCGAGAAGATGTACAACAAGTACTACTAAAAAATAAATAGTAAGTAATTATAAATGATTATGATTACGCGAGTTCTGCTTGCTGCCGTCCTGTTCTACGTGGTGTCTAACCCCGCCACCTACAAACTGGTCGAGAGTTTGCTCGGGCGTTTCTTCAAGATCGCCATGAACGGGTCACCGACCCCCGTCGGTCTTGTGGTCCACACGGCTGTCTTTGCCGCTCTTTTCTATCTCCTTGCTCCCATGGTTTCAGGGCTTGATGCCAAGGAGTATCGTTCGATCATTGATGCCAAACTTTCCGATACGAAGAACCGCAACGAGAACTTTGACGATGTTCTTATGACCCCTCTCAGGGTCGCTACTGCCGAGGAAGAGACCGAGGCCGTGAAGAAAGAGGAGTAGGTGTTTTTGGTGTAAATTTAATAACATTTGGCTTCCGTTTGCGTTTGGCTTGAATCTTTCCCAACTTAAGTGCTTTCATGGTTGGGTCATTTGCTTGCGCAGTCGGTTGTGTTGTTATTACATTTAGAGCAAATATCATTGCAGCTGGGATTAGAAATGCACTCATCTTTATATTACAAACTATTAAAATCTCCCCTTGCGTCTCCTTTCACCCTTCAACTTCCATTTTCTTATAGGTCCCTTATCTTTCTTTTTCACTATCGCCTTTGTGTGTCTCTTTCTTAGTGGTGCTTCAATTGGTATTTCTTTGGGTGGGACTTGGTGGCGTTTTTTCTTGACTCGCTGTCTGGAACGTCGCACGATCTTTATTAGCAACTGTTCGGGCATAGGCAAGCCTATACTTTTCCGACACACGAGATCCAACACGCACGCAATATCCCCGAAGGATGACATCCTTACAATGAGTTGCGAATTTTATCGCAGTACCGATGCCTGAATTCTTCCTTAATGTGAACAATTCTGCGATATTCTTCTGGGTCCACCAGGGCCTTCAGTTGACGTGAAATATTCGCATTTTCATCAATCTTGAAAGAGTAATGTTCACGCATGGCTTGGCATATTGGCCATGTGGTCTTGCGAAGAAGTTGCATCTCTTGTTCTAGATCACAAAGACGGGGTAGAATGATTTCACGCAAGAGTTTCTGAACGTCCCTCACGTGGAATTCTTCAAAATCCATTTCTAACATAAATGTTTAATTTATTTCTTAATATAAAAGATGAACACGATTACGGCAAAGGCATTTTGGGAAATGATTGCGGAAGAACAGCGACTTAAACGTGAGCGCGAACTCATCAATCTCCAGATCCGAGCGCTTCGTGCACGGATGGCTGCGAATCGTAGGGAGGCGTCGGAAAGGAAGAAGGCATCAGGTTCAAAATCGTCGCGACGTCCTCGCGAGTCTCCTCTCCGTAAATAAGAGCCATTCCAAGTTCCGAACGATCCACGTCGGGGTAGATCTCGTCAACCATTTCCTTAATGTATTCAAAAAATGAACACTGATAGTCAGTGAGTTCCTTATTCTCGCCCCAGCGCTGAACATCCAGCCACGTCCGGAAGGCGTCACCGCCCACCATCAGATAGTGCCCAAATAGATACCCAGATTCAAATTCTTCCTCCGTTGGACGAGACCAGGACTGTTGCTGTCTGGTTCGTCCAATGTGATATTTTGCCCATATTTGACATATGAGTAGTGCCCATAGGCGTTTGAACTCATCGTTCATTACTATTAGTTGAATTCATGAATTCTTTAACATATCCAACGTACCCAAACTTGGCGATCTTTTTGATATGTGACATTACCCACACCATAGATCCACCGGAGTGTTTCTCGAGTAAATTCATGTGATCAAGAAGTGACTTGGCTTCGTCTGTATACTGAAACCCTGACTTATCACCATGAGCCTTTAGGGCATCCCAGGAATTTGACTTGAACATAGCCTGGTAGGCATCCAAAAGAAGAGCACGTGAATAGTTATCTGCAATGTGGTCGAAACTCATTTTACCTAAAAATCTTTGGTTTATTTGTTTAATACTCTTAGATGATCTACATTGCAGTTATACTAATTATAGGTTTTATGGCCGGATGTATACACTTCGTATACACGGTAGTTGTCGACACGTGCATAGAAAATCAAGTGTCTCCCTCGATGACAACCGTGGGATCGGAGTAACCGTGAGAAAGTTTAAATTTGGCATACAAAAGTTCATAAAGATTTCCAGTAGGCACCTCGTCATACTCGATTGAAGTGGTCCACGAGCCAAGAGACGACTTTCCGTCTTTCCTTGCCTGTTCATCCAACCAATAGTTGAACGTGCACGCGAGTGTGTACTTGTAGATTGGGTCGCCGACGGTGCCTTCCGGAGATCCTTCCGGAACCTCTGCGTTCCCCACCTGACGCTTGGAAATTGTGGGCGAGTTCGAACCAGTAGAAGCCCATGTGGCTTTCAAAGTCGTACCATAGCTCATAAAATCAAAATTTCTATTAACAGTAACACCCATAGTTACTATTTGTAAATATAATCATTATGCGAGAATTTATTCAGTCCCGTCAAATGAGTATATTAGTTAGTTAACTTAGTTGCTGAACGCCAAGCCCCCCATGCCGCTCTGGATACGGAGCACGTTGTAGTTCACGGCGAACATGTGCATGTTGCCGAGACCGGAGTTGGACTTCTGCACAACCTCCACCTGCGCGTTATCAATGCGCGAGAAGTTGCAGGTACCCGTGGGCTGGTGCTCCTCGGGCTTGAGCGCGAAGGAGTATGAGTAGATACCCGGCAGAGGGTTTCCAGAGTGGTGATAGTAGGGCTGCACCTGGTTGAAGTACTTCCCGCTCTGCTCCTTGAAACGATCCTGACCGTTGAGGATCAGCTTGAAGGTCGACAGAGGACCCGCGGCCACCTCGGCGCCAATGGCACCATCCTCAATCCACTGGTTGCAGCTGGCGTTGGCGGCAACTGCATTAGACAGCATGAGAGGAGAACCGACCGTTGAAAGGTTCACAACGTGCAGGTTGGTAGTACCGGCGGCGGCAGTGAGCGACGCGGGGTTGGCGGTAAGAATAACGTTGGACTCACCAGCCGAACCCGAGCACGTTGCCCACATGTCGTTTCCGGTCGAGGAGGTACCGGTGTTGGAAAAGCACCAGACAAGCTCCTTAACCGGGTGGTTGTAGCTCAGACGCACCTGCTTGGTTCCGCCCGAGGTCACGGTGTCCACACCAGTGTGCTGCACCTGCTCAATCAGGTACTCGTGGCCCTTCTGGGCGAACCGGCGGCGCTCCTCGGTATCGAGGTACACGTAGTTACCCCACACCTTGACGGCGTTGGTCGTGAAGTAAGTCGCATAGGTCGCAGCGAGCGTGATATCGAGACGAACCTCGTGGTACTGGAGAGCGATGAGCGGCAAGTAAAGCCCTGGGTTCCTGTTGAAGAAGAACACCATGGGCAGGAACACCTTGCCGGCAGCGGCAGTGGGGTTGGTGGTCATCTTACCGTACTGGATCTTCTTGGCCTCATCCAGGTACAGCTCCGAGTAAAGGCGCCACCACTTCTGGTAGTGCTTGTCGATCCGCTGACCACCGATCGTCAGCTCGATATCCGCCACGGCGCGCTCGGCGGCCCAGACACCTGAAGCGGCACCCGCCTCGGTCGTGGTAACAGCAAGAGCATCCGTTGTCAACTCCAGGTACATCTCACCGATGAGATCACCGTTACGGGCAACCGTCACCGACAGACGTGCGTTGTTGGCGGCCGAACCGTTCACAACCTGCTCGATGTTCTCCATCGCGAAGTTTGTGTGGCGCTTGTACACCGCCTGAAAGAAGGTCACCTTAGGGCTACCGGTAAGGTAGACATCCTGGGCACCGTAAGCAACGAGCTGCATAAGTCCTCCCGCCATAGTTCACTTTAGTAATAATAGGT